CAGGGGTACGACGTCGGCTGGTTCGCGCCGAACTACAAGCTGCTCGACGAAGCGTGGCGCACCTCGAAGGCTGCGCTTGGCGGGCAGGGATTGATCGAGCGCAGCGACGTACAGCAGCGACGCCTGGAGCTCACCACAGGCGCGGCGCTGGACTTCTGGACGCTCGAAGACCCGGATGGCGGGCGGGGCCGAAAGTACGGCTTGGTGATCGTCGACGAGGCCGCGATGGCGCGCCACCTGCAGCTGGCCTGGGACGCCGCGATCCGCCCGACGCTCACCGACAACAAGGGCGGCGCGTGGTTCTTCTCCACGCCGAAGGGGCGCAACTTCTTCCATGAGCTGCACCGCCGAGCCGAAGATCAGACGCGCTTCGGAGACTGGGCTGCGCACCATGCGCCAACGAGCGCCAACCCGCACATCGACGCGGCCGAGATCGAGCAGGCGCGCCTGACGCTGCCGGAGCGAATCTTCGCCCAGGAGTACCTGGCGCAGTTCCTGGAGGATGGGGCCGGCGTGTTTAGGCGCGTGACGGATGCGGTGGACGCGACGCTCTCGCCCGACCCGTTCGCGGCGCGCGACGAGCAGGACGGCCGCGCCTATGTCATCGGCGTGGACTGGGGCCGCCACAACGACTTCACGGTGCTGACCGCACTGGACGCCACGCACCGGCGCGTGGTGAGCGTCGATCGGTTCACCCAGATCGACTACGCCACCCAAGCAGGCCGATTGCAGACACTGGCGGCGCGCTTCCCGTCGGCTCCGATCCTCGCCGAGTCCAACAGCATGGGCGGCCCACTGATCGAGCAGTTGCAGCGCACGGGCCTACCGGTGCGCGCGTTCCACACTTCGAGCGCCAGCAAGGCCGAAGCGATCGAGTCTCTGGCGCTGGCATTCGAGCGCGGTGAGATCGCCATCCCGCCGGTGCAGTGGCTGATCGACGAGCTGATGGCATTCGACCAGGAGCGCACGCCTTCCGGCGCGATCAAGTACGGGGCGCCGAAGGGCGGCCACGACGACGGCGTGATGAGCCTCGCCATCGCGTGGTCCGGGGTTGCGTCGGCGCACGCGGAGTATGGGGCCGCGCGGCGCCGCCGTTAGACGCTGTCGCCCTATGGCGCGCACTGCCTCCGGGCTACGGTGCGCGCGTGAAACCGCGCCACGTCAAGACCCGCGCGGCGGTCGCTCGCCGCGAGCCCGCCGCCGAATTCGCCGCTGCACCGCCTGACCGAGCGCAGCGCTCGTCGTCGCCCGTCGGGCTGTACCGCGACAGCGCCGCGAGCACGGTGCTCATGTCGGCCATCACCAACCTGGCCGACCCCGACCTGGTCCTGCAGCGGGCCGGCATCCAGCGCTACCAGCTGCGCGAGCTCGAGTACGACGACGAGATCAGCGCGGCGCTGGACACCCGGCGCGATGCCGCAATCTCGGTCCCGTGGCGGCTCGACCCGGGCGACAGCGCCGGCGCGAAGTTCGTCGCCGAGCAGCTGCAGGCCGTCACCGGGCCGATGCTCGAAGGCATGTGGTCCGCCGTGCCATACGGGTTCTCGGTCCTGGAAGCGGTCTACCAGGAGTTGCCCGGCGGGCGCGTCGGGATCGCCGACCTGTCCGAGCGGCCGCTGGAGTGGTTCAAGGTTCGGCGCGACGGCGGGCTGCTGGTCACGCCACCGGGCGGCTATGAGGTAGAGGGCGACACCGACTTCAAGTGGTTCATGACCCGCCGCCATGCAACCTGGCGTAACCCCTACGGCGAGGCGCTGCTCTCGCGCCTGTACTGGCCCTGGCACTTCCGGCGCAACGCCTGGCGCTACTGGCTGGAGTTCCTGGAGCGCTTCGGCACGCCGATCGTGCTGGGCAAGGCGAACAACCCGAAGGCCCTGGCCGACGCCCTGGTGCAGATGGGCGTGTCGATGGCGATCGCCGTCGGGCCGAACGAGGAAGTCGAGGCCGTCACCCAGGGGGCGGCTGGCGAGTTCGAGCGCGCCGAGGCCGCGCTCGCCCGTCGGGTGCAGAAAGTCATCCTCGGGCAGACGCTCACCACCGACGTCGGCAGCTCCGGCAGCTACGCCGCGGCCAAGGTGCACAACCAGGTGCGCGAGGACCGGCGCAACGCCGACGTGCGCATGCTGTCCGCAAGCGGCCAGCGCGTGGTGGACGCCCTGTGGGCGCTCAACCGATTCCCCGGCAAGCCGCCGCGATTCGCCATGTCCGACGGCGCGGGTCTGCAGCTCGAACGCGCCGAGCGAGACGCCAAGCTGGTGCAGGCCGGCGCGGTGCAGCTCTCCGAGCCCTACCTGCTGCGGGCCTATGACTACGAGCCCGGCGACCTGACGGTGCCGAACGCCGGAATGCGCGCGCCTGTCGCGTCACCTCCCCCTCGCACCCAGGCGTCCCTTCTGATGTCCGCCCCGCGCTTCACGGCGCGCCAGGAGCAACTGGAGGCGCTCGTCGATGCCGCGCCGGCCGACGCCCAACCAATCGACCCTGCGCTGATCCGGCGCGCGGTGCTCGCTGCCACCAGCGAAGAAGACCTCATTGACCGACTCGCCGCGCTGATGCCGCAGGCGGCCGGCCGAGCGTTTGACGAGGCGCTCGCGCGGGCCTTCATGGCCGCCGACGTCCTCGGCTACGTGCAAGAGCGCGAAGGCGCCCCTGCTGACCTGACCTGACCACCCAACGGAGCCAACCATGAAACACCTCCGCCTCACCCTCGCCAGCCTCGCGCTGGCAGCCGCCTCGCTGCTTGCGCCGTTCGCGGTGCAGGCGCAGGCGCTGTCCGACTACCTGGAGAACAAGCTCGTCGACCACGTGTTCCGTGGCCAGACGTTCACGGCGCCCGCGACCCTCTACGTGGCGCTGTTCACCGCGGCGAGCGCCTGCGATGCTGGCACGGTCACGGAGGTGTCGACCAGCGGCACCGGGTACGCCCGGGCATCGGTCACGTCGTCGCTGGCCAACTGGGCAGGAACGCAGTCAGCGGGCAGCACGACCGCCTCCAGCGGCACGGGCGGGGTCACCAGCAACAACGCGACGATCTCCATCGGATCGGCGACCACGACCGCATGGGGCACCGTCACGCACTTCGGGATCTATGACGCCCCCACCGCGGGCAACCTGCTGATCTGCCAGGCGCTGACGACGCCCAAGACGATCAACCTCGGGGACGCCTTGCCGAGCTTCTCCGCCGGCAGCCTGACCGTCACGTTCCAGTAAGAACGCACAAGCACCGGGGCCGCGGGTCATGCCGACGATCACCGCGACCGAGCAATCGGCCGCTGGAAGCTACATTGACTTCGGCGACCCGGCCGCTGTTCGAGACATCGGCGCTCAGACCGTCCTCGTCTACGCGCGGCCGACCGCGGCAGGAGAAGGCGGGCTGGGGTACCTGATCTCCAAGGCGACGACGGCGGGCACGTCGTGGTCGCCGAGGATGATCGCTCAGGACGGGTCGACGACGAAGCGATGGACTTTCGGCTCGTCGTCAAGCGGGAGCAATCTCAACCCCGGTGCGGATGCGCGCGCTGGATCGCTCGTCTACGGAGACTGGCAGCACGCTGCAGCGACCTGGGACGGCGGACTTTCGGACTCAGGGGTCACGCTGTACGAAGGCCTCGGCGATCTCAAGGTGTCGCCGAAGTACGGCTCGTACAGCGGCTCCGGGTCGATCAACAGCAACGCCGGCGGCGTGCTGACGCTTCTCAATCGGCACAACCGGGGGCGCGCGTTCGTCGGCGCCGTCGCGTACATTGCCTGGTGGAACCGGGTGCTGACGCTGTCTGAGCTGCTGGTAGCGCAGGCCGAGGGGCCGCTCTCAGTCCCGGTTGGCCTCATCCTCTGCTGGGCAAACGGCCAGGACTACGGTCCGCACGCGCTCACGCCGACGGCGCGCACCGTTTTCGTTGCCGGCGCGCTCCCGCCGAACACGGATCTCGGCGGCGGCGGGGTCGAGCTCGAAGGTGACGCGACCGCGACAGTGTCCGCCTCGGCGGGTCTGGCGAATACGCCCGCAGATCTCTCCGGCGATGCATCGGCCTCCGTGCATGCTACCGGCACGCTGGCCGAGCAGACGACCGTCGTCATCACGGATCTCGACGCGGGGAACGGCGATCCATCCGCTGTGGTTGTCACGGATGCGGATGCGCAGACCCCGACGGTGCAACTATCGCACAGAGTCGCGGCCCAGGGCGACGGAGGATGGAGGCACTTTCTGTTCGCGGTCGAGGGCGTCGAAGGGAAGACGCCGGTGTTCCGGTGGGGGGCGGCCGGGCACAAGTTCGGCTCGTCGGGGTTCACCTCGGCTTGGGCTCCTGTCTACACCACCGATTTCATCACGTGGACGAAGGCAAGCGCCCGGACAATCGATGCCACGTGGATCACTTGGAGTTTCGACGATCCGCTGCCCGCTGGTACTGTCTACGTCGCGAGCCATCCGCTGGGTCAACTGGCGCACGCCACTGCCTTCGCAGCGCATCTGCTGACGGCTCATGCGGCGGTCGCCTCACCCGGCGCAGCAGCGAATGCGGCCGGTGTCTACGCGACGAGTCCGGCTGAGACGGACGATCTCGGCCGGGCGATTGGCGGGAACGAGCAGTACGCGATTCGGCTCCAGTGGGGTGGTGTAACGACTGACGGCCACCCGAAACGCAAGCTCGTGATGCTGGCAGGCATTCACGCTGCTGGCGAGGCGCATGCGTGGGTCGGATTCGTCGCGGCAGTGCAGTGGATGCTCAGCGACGCGTCGCCGGAGGCGGCCGCGTGGCGCGCGAACTGGGATGTGTACCTGTACTTCGGGCTGACGCCGAACGGCTGGAAGGGCGGCGATGCGAGGCGAAACTTCCGAAGTACGAAGGACCCGAATCGGGATTTTCGGCTCACCGGCCTGAGCACGCTCCAGGAGATCACCGACCTGCGAGCAGCGGTCGAGGCGGATGCGGGCTCGGCCCAGGTGCTGTTCTCGTGGCACGGCAATTGCAACACTGCGGCGCGCCGCACCGTCTACGTGATGCCGCCAGACGATCAAGCGGGCACGCGGCGGCCGATCATGCAGGCCTTCATGGACCTGGCCGCGAGCAAGGTCGGGGGTGTGTTCAATCAGGTGGTCCTGACGGATACGACCACCGACATGTGGTGGGGCTTCGCGAAGCTGGGCGCAGCCATCTCTCTCCCGGTCGAATTGCAGGCCCTCGGTGAATCGAGCCAGGCCGAGGCAGAGTTTGTCGGCCGCGCGTGGCTCGAGACGTTGCAAGCGCTGGACGCTGCGGAAGCGTTCGCGCCCGCCGCCCTCGAGGGCGGCGCGACGGGCTCAGGCAGCGCCGCCGGCACCCTCTCGACCGAGATTCGCATCGCCGCCGCCGCCCTGGTCTCGGCCTCGGCTACCGGCAGCCTGTCGACCGCGATCAATCTCGCAGGCTCTGCGGCATCGGCCACGCTGGCCGCCGGCACGCTCACGACCCAGATCCGGCTCGCAGCCGCTGCCGTGGCCGGCGGGCAGGCGGTCGGCGAGCTGTCTGGCGCGATCTCTCTGCAGGGCGCGGCCGTCACGGCCACGCTGGCCTCGGGGGAGCTGACCGCGCAGATTCGGCTGGACGGGGCGGCACTGGCCGCTGCCGGAGCGACCGGCGACATCACGACGCTGATCGTGCTGCAGGGTGCGGCCGTGGCCTCCGTGCTGGCCTCCGCGGCGCTGACGACCGCTCCGAACGGGCTCGCAGGTGATGCGACTGCCGGCGCCACGGCTGCCGGCGCGCTCACGACGGCGATCCCGCTGCTCGGCGGCGCGCAGGTGTCGGTGATCGCCGCGGGCGCCGTACACACGACCGTGAGTCTCGCCGGTGCCGCCGTGGCTGTCGTCGCGGTCTCCGGCGACCTGGTGGTTGCGCTGGAGCTGTCGGCCGATGCGGTGGCGGCGGCCGTGGCCGGTGCCGACCTCACTACGCAGATCGTGATGCGGGCGGATGCGGTGGTGGGGGCGCAGGCTAGTGGGGCGCTGGGTGGAATTGCCCTGCTCGCTCCACCTCCGTCCTATCGCATCGTGCGCACGCGCGCCGAGAACCGAATCCTGAGGGCACGATGAGCGCCACGACCTACACCATCGTCAACGGGCTGTCCGTCATCGAGAAGGGCGCAAGCGAGTCGCTCGACTACGGCATCGACTACGCCGACTTGCTCGCCGACGGCGAGACTATCGAAGCGAGCGCATGGACGGTAGGCGCTGGACTGACCGAAGGCATAGCCGGGGCGAGCGGCTCGATCGTAACGCAGTGGCTGAGCGGCGGCACGGCCGGACAGATCTACGACGTGGACAACGTGATCGAGACGAGCTCCGGGCGCACCTACGCGCGGTCGTTCCGGGTGCGGGTGGTGGGCCGGCGATGACCCCGCAGGAGCTCATCCGCCTGCCACCGCGCGAGGCGATCCGCTGGATGCGCGAGCGCGGCATCGTGCCTCCGGATATCTACAGCGCGCTGCCGGGCGAGTACCGGCAGCTCTCGTTCTCGGTGGCCGGTGTCGCCGCACTCGATCAGCTGCAGGCGGTACTGGACTCGCTCACCGAGGCGGCCGCCTCCGGCGAGACCTTCTCCACCTGGCGCCGGCGCGTCGAGGCCGACGAGATCGCGCTCACGCTGCCGCGCCACCGGCTCGACAACATCTTCCGCACCAACATGCAGGGCGCCTACATGCGCGGGGTCTATGAGCGCCAGCACGAGGTGCAGGCCCAGCGGCCCTACCTCATGTACGACGCGATCAACGACAGCCGCACGCGCCCGACGCACCGCGCGATGGACAACCACATCGCGCCGGCCGATGACGCGATCTGGTCGACACACAGACCCCCGCTCGGCTACCGGTGCTTCCTACCTGGAACGCCGATTCGTGCCGACGCCAGGGTCGGCCTGCGGTCACACTATCGCGGCGAAGCCGTGGAGGTCGTAACGGCCGACGGGCACCGGCTCTCCGCTACCGCGAATCACCCGGTATTGGCCCCGCACGGATGGGTCGAGATCAAGACGCTGCGCGAGGGCGGCGAGGTGCTCTGCGATCCGAGTAGCGGCGAGTGGCTTGCGGTTCCTGGGGTGGTAGACAACGACAATCCGCCAGCCCGCGCCGAGGATTTGTTCGACGCGCTCGCGGCGCAGGCTCTTGGCTGCGTTCCAATGTCTGCGTTCGACTTCCACGGCGATGCGAGCCTCCGGCAGGGCGATGTCGACGTTGCTGGTGCCGATGGCGTACTGATGCACGGCTACCAGGCCGCTGGAGCGCAGCGCGTCAAGCAGCGGCAATTCCCAGGGGCTGATCGAGTTCCCGCGCCGGCTTCGCTCCTTCCCGATAGCCGCTCGGAGGTAGGTGCGGTCGCGGCGAATGCCGTGCTTTCGCAGCAGACGATCGATGTTGCTGGTCGAGCACCTAAGCTCCTCAGCAAGGCGGCGCTTGCTGATGCACAGTTCTGCGCTGTATCTGGCCAGAACGATGCGCTCGATCTCATCATCCGAGGCGCGCGCGACGCGCCATGCGGCGCCGAGCTGACGCTTGACGGCGGCCGGGTCGCGCTTGATTTCTGCCCACTTGAGTCGCTCGGCCTCCGATCTGGAGCGATGACGGCCGTGGATCCCGAGCCAGCGGGTCAGCGTTGGGCGGCTCGCTCCGATACGCGCGGCGAGCGCCTTGACGGATTCTCCGGCGTCGAACGCGGCGAGAACGGCGGAGGGGTCGGGCGGGTTCCAGCGGGGCAGGTTGCGCTTGTCCATTCGGTGCGGGCCTTCTGGTATGAGGGGCCGGTCTACGATTTCGAGACGCGGACCGGTGCGATGTTCGCAGGAGGGATTATCGCGCACAACTGCCGGTGCACACTCACGTCCCTCACCGAGCAGCAGGCGCGCGACCGCGGCTACCAGGGGCTGCCCGCGCCCAACGTGCAGCCAGACGACGGCTGGGCCTATGACAAGGCCGCCGGCATCGGCGAGGGCGTGCGCCAGTCGGTGCAGCGGGCCCTACAGAAGTCGCATCCGCGGCTCGCCGCCGCCGTGCCGGCGGACATCGCGCGTTAGACGCTGTCACTCTATGCGCCTGTCCGCTGCGCGCAGACCATCGCGGGCATGCACGCCAAGCCTTTCGTTCTGACCTGCGATGCCGCGTTCGACGCTGCCGCTGGCGACGCGCTGCCCTCTCGCATCAGCGGCGTCGCCTACTCGGGCGGCGCGGTGATGAGCGGAATGGCGGTCATCGACCTCGCGTCGACCAAGGTTGCGCTGCCTGCGCCATTGCTTTCCGGGCACGACCGGGACGAGGTGATCGGCATGCTCAACACCGGGGCCAACAGCGGCGCCGAGCTGAGCATCTCCGGAGACCTGTACTCCGACATCGACGACACCGCGCGCTCGATCGCCGCCAAGGCCAAGCGCGGCCATCGCTGGCAGCTCTCGGTCGGCGTCTTCGGGATGAACTTCGAGGACGTCTCGCCTGGCAACAGCGTCACCGTCAATGGCCGCGAGTTCAAGGGCCCGATCACGGTCCTGCGCGGCGGCACGGTGCGCGAAGTATCCGTGGTGGCGCTCGGCTCGGACGCAGAGACCAACGCCGCCTTCTTCTCGGCGCGTGGCGCCACCAACCACCCCGGAGATCCATCCATGACCATCGAACAACTGCAGGCGCAGGTCGCCGCACTGACCGCGCAGGTCGCCGAGCTCACCGCAGCCCGCGACCGCGCCAAGACCGACCTTGACGCCCGCGACGCGAAGATCGTCGAGCTGACCGCTGCCGCCGACCAGGCGCGCCGCGACGCTCGTTCGACCGAGATCAAGTCGCTGTTCGCCGAGATCGGCCAGTCGTTCACCGAAGAAGCTGCAGCGCCCTACATGGAACTGCCCGCGGCGACCTTCACCGCCATTTCGGCGCAGCTCAAGGCCCGCCCTGCGCTGCCGGAACACCTGCGCCAGCAGGCGGCAGGCGGCACCCAGGCGCCGGCCGGCGGCGGCTCCGCGTTGCTGTCGGCGGTCAAGTCCGCCCACGGCCTGAACTGATCAACCTGGAGCACGCAGCATGACCACTTTCACCGAACCGACTCGCATCGGCGACGTCCTCAAGCGCGAGTTCGCGCCGGAATTCAACCGCGAGGAAGTCACCATCGTCAGCGGCCAGAACCTCGTCGCTGGCACCGTTCTGGGGCAGATCACCACGGGCGGCAAGTACATGATCCACGACAACGCTGCCACCGGCGGCACCGCCGGCGCGGAGGTCGCGGCCGGTGTGCTTCTGTTCGACTGCAACGCTAGTGCCGCGGACGCCAAGGCGGTGGTCCTGCTGCGCGGCCCGGCGGTCGTCGCGGTGGAGAAGCTGACCTTCAAGAGCGGGATCTCCGCGCCGAACAAGACCGCGGCGCTGGCCAAGCTCGCCACGCTGGGCATCGTCGCCCGCACCACCGTCTGACCGAGAGGACTCGATCATGATCACCCCGTTTTCCGTCTTCTCGCAGACCGAGATCGCTGCATCGGTCAACCTGATCCCCAACAGCTACGGCTTGCTGGGGCAGATGAACCTGATGCCGCTCTCCGGTGTGCCGACCAACTCGATCGCCATCGAGGAGGTCAATGGTTCGCTGTCGCTGCTGCCCACCAACCTGTCCGGCGGCCCCGGTTCGGTCGGCCAGACCGGCAAGCGCGTGGTGCGCACGTTCACGATCCCGAAGGTCGAGCACAACGAGCACGCCAACCCGCTGGAAATCCAGAACGTGCGCGGCCTCGGTGGCAACGAGCTGATGAACATGGCGCAGCTGCTCACGCAGAAGCTCACCACCGCGCGCGGCAAGCACGACATCACGCTCGAGCACCTGCGCATGGGCGCGCTCAAGGGCATCATCCTTGACGCCGACGGCTCGACCGTGATCGCCAACCTCTACACCGAGTTCGGCATCAGCCAGAAGTCGGTGGACTTCGTGCTCGGCACCGCCGGCACCGAGATCCGCGACAAGTGCTATGAGGTGGTCCGCCACATCGAAGACAACCTGAAGGGCGAGGTCTCGGGTGGCGTGGAGGCGCTGGTGAGCGCGGAATTCTTCGACAAGCTGATCAAGCACGCGAAGGTCACTGCCGCCTACCAGAACTACCAGGAGGCCGCGCAGCGCATGGGCGGCGACGTGCGCAAGGGCTTCACGTTCGGCGGCATCACGTTCCGCGAGTACCGCGCCACGGCCACCGGCTCGGCCGGCTCCGCGGTGCGCTTCATCGCCTCGGGCGAGGGCCATGCCTTCCCGGTCGGCACGATGAACACCTTCTCCACCTTCGTGGGTCCGGCCGATTTCAACGAGTCGATCAACAGCCTCGGCCAGCTCTACTACGCCAAGGTCGACCCCTCGAAGTTCGATCGCGGTTACGACATCCACACGCAGATGAATCCGTTGCCGATGTGCAAGCGGCCTGGCGTGCTGGTGAAGCTGACCACCTCGAACTGATCGCCCGCGCCTGCTGGGCGCATGACTCGCACGACGCCCGCCACTGCGCGGGCGTCTGCACATGGAGGACCGGATGCCTTACGCAACCATCGACGACCTGAGCGCCGCGTTCGGCGTTCAGGAAGTCGCCCAGATCACGCAGCGCGAGACCGGCCAGTTCGGCGTGATTGACGAGACCGTGGCCGCCGCCGCCTTGGAGGCCGCGTCGCGCGAGGTCGATTCGCGCATCGGCGCACGCTACGCTACGCCCCTGGGCGTGGTCCCTGCGCTCATCGTGGCCGCCTGCTGCGACCTCGCGCGCTGGCGCCTGTACCGCCACAACATCCCCGAGACCGTAGGCGAGCGCCACGCGTCCGCGGTGCGCTGGCTAGATGCAGTGGGCGCCGGACGGGCGGTGCTGCTCGCCGACGATGGAGCCATCATCACGCAGGCCAGCGAGGAGGTTGCCGCCGCCACCTCGCCGGTCGCCGCGAGCGTGCGCACTCTCGACTACGGCGACAGCTTCCGGTCCGCCTACGCGCCGAGCTTCGAGCGCACTGGGATCGTGCCGTGAGAATCAATGCGCGCATCGAGGGTCTCGAGCAGGCTCAGCAGGCGCTGGCCCGCCTGCGCGAGACCGGCGCGAAGCTGCGCCCGCTGATGCAGGTGATCGCGCAAGACCTTGAATCGAGCACCCGCCTGCGCTTTCAGGACGGACGCGATCCGAGCGGGAAGCCGTGGCTGCCGCTGTCGGTCGCCACCCGCTTCGCGCGGGCCAAGCGCGCCGCAGGAGGTCGCGTCTACACCGGCAGCCGCAGGCGCACCACCGCCGCCTTCACGCGGGCCTACCTGGGCAACATGCAGCCACTGCTCGACACCGGCCGGCTGCGCAACAGCATCACCAGCCGCTACGGCGGCGACTATGCCGAGGTCGGCACGAACGTGGTGTACGCGCCCATCCACCAGTTCGGCGGCAAGGCCGGGCGCGGCGTGAACATCCCCGCGCGCCCCTTCATCGGCATGAGCGCCGACGACCGCGCCCTGGTGGTCGAGCGCCTGCGCCAGCACATCCTGGGTGAGGCGCGTTAGACGCTGTCACCCTATGACGCCCGCGGAGCGGCGGGCAGCATCGCCGGCATGCTGATGCTTGCCGAGGTGGCCGAAAGGCTGCGCGATTCCTGCCCCTCGTTCCGAGTGGTCGGGGATGCTGCGCAGTTCGCCGCCGTCATCGACCAGCTACCCGACACCCCCGCCGTCTACGTCCTGCCGCTCAACGAGCGCGCGGGGCCAAACCGCTTCGCATCCGGCGCCGTCCACCAGGAGGTGGAGTCGCAGTTCGGCGTCGTCATGGCCGTGCGCAACGTCTCCGACGCGCGCGGCTCGGCCGCCAGCTCTGACCTGACCGCGCTGCGCGAGGAAGTCGCCGCGGCGCTCATCGGATGGATGCCCACCGGCTGCAGCGATCTCGTGATCTACGCCGGCGGCGAGCTCGTGACCTTCGTCAACGGCTGCCTCTGGTGGCAGGACGAGTACCTCACCGCATTCCCCTTGAGGAAGACCTGATGGACGACGCCCCCGTCGACCTCGACGCCATCCCGCCGTCCGGCGGCCGGTGGACTCGAGACCCGCATACCGGCGCCCTGTCGCCGGCACCCGACCAAGACGCGGCGCCCGAGGCGCAGCAGGACCAGGAGTAGAGCATGGCGCTCGATCGCAAGACCAAGAACATGGTAGTGCTCGCCAAGGTCGAGACGACCGCGGGCACCGATGCCGTCCCAACCGGTGTCGCCAACGCGATCCTCACGGCGGGCGAAGTCACGCTGCAGCCGGTCGATGCCCAGGCGGTTCCGCGCACGATCCGCACCGGCTACTTCGGCAGCTCCGGCTCGTTCATGGGCAGCGCCTGGATGCGCGTGTCCTTCGGCGTTGAGATGGCCGGTAGCGGCACCGCAGGCACCGCGCCCGCCTGGGGCGCACTGCTGCAGGGCTGTGCATTCGCCGAGACCGTCACCGCCAGCCAGCGGGTCGACTACACGCCGGTCTCCACCGGCCTGAAGACGCTCACGATCTACGCCTACGCCGATGGCCTCGAGCACAAGCTGATTGGTGCGATGGGCAGCCTCACCGGCTCGCTGCTGGTCAACGGCGTGCCCACGCTCCAGTTCGAATTCTGGGCACCGTACCTCGCGCCGACGGCGGTCGCCAATCCGGCGCTCACGCTCAGCGCCTGGAAACTGCCGGCGCTGGCCAACGACACCAACACGGCCGACTTGGTCCTTGGTGGCGTCTACGCCGCGGGCGCGATCACCGGCGGCACGAACTACCCGTCCGGTGGTATCGAGTTCAACACCGGCAACCAGCTCGCGCGCACGGAGTTGATCGGCGCCAAGCGCATGACGATCACCGACCGCGCGGTCTCGGGCTCGGTGCGCACCCTGGACCTGACCCCGGCGCAGGAGATCACCCTGCAGGGCAAGGTCGTCGCGGGCACCCAGGAGTCGATCGGGATCCTGCACGGCACGGTCGCCGGCAACAAGGTGCTGCTGTTCTTCCCGCAGGCCAACTACCGAGGCCTGAGCTACGCCGACGTTGATGGCGTGCTGACCACTAGCGTCGAGTTCGACGCACCCCCCGCGAGCGGCAACGACGACATGCGAATCGTCGCGCTCTGACGCACCCAGAACGACAAGGAGTCCCCTGAATGGCCTTCAAGCTGCAGCCCAATCCGACGTTCAAGGCGACCGTCGCCATCAGTCAGCCGGGCGAGGGCGCCGAGCCGCTGCGCGTGCGCTTCGAGTTCCGGCACCTGTCGCGTTCGCAGTACCGCGAGCAGATCGACGAGCCGAAGCTGTCCTTCGAGGACGCCTGCAAGCTCGTGACGATCGGCTGGGAGGTAGAGGACGACCCCTGGTCGCCGGAGCGCTTCGAGGCCTTCCTCAACGACTTCCCGGCGGCTCCGGTGGACATCTACGCCACCTGGCACAAAGAGACGCGCGAGACCAAGCGAAAAAACTGATGTCGATCGCCCGCGCGCTCGTGCACCCGCCCAAGCAGCGGACGCAGGCGGACCGCGAGGCGATCGTGCGCAACGCAGCCCAGGCGGGCCTGCTGGTGGAGTTGCCGCCCGAACCCGAGCCTGAGGCGGTCGAGGTGTTCCCGGACCACGAGGAGCTGATTCCGGTGGCGCGGCGCATGGACACCCAGCTGAACGTCTCGATGAGCGGAGTGATCGGCTGGCGCCACGAGGCGCTGCCGCACACCTTCCGCATGCTCGCAATCCCGCTCGCGCGCCAGCGTGACATCAGCGCGGACCTGCACGACCTGGAGCTGATGATCGTGGGCGAGCTGAACAAGAAGGGCGCGAAGAAATGAGCGGCTTGACCGTCGCCCTGCGCCTGACCGCCGACGGCAGCCAGCTCGTCGGCGAGATTCGCGGCTCCGAGGACGCGCTCAAGAAGCTCGGCGCGACCTCGCGCGACGCGGGCAAGCAGGTCGCCACCGGACTGGATGGCGCGTCCACAGCGGCCGACCGGTTCCGGGAGACGGCCGCCAAGCTGGTGACCGCCGGCGGCGCGCTGTACGCCTTCGAGAAGATCAAGGACATGGCCGGCGCCGTGGGCGGGACGCTGATCACCGCCGAAGCCCAGGTGGTGAAGTTCCGCGCCGCGTTCGGCACGCTGGGCGACGCGAACCTGGTCGCCCGCGAATTCGAGTACGTCCGATCCATCTCGCGCGAGATGGGGATCGAGCTCACCTCGGCGGCCAACAGCTACACGAAGCTGGCGATGGCCTCGCGCGGCACCGCGCTTGAAGGCAAGGCCACGCAAGAGATTTTCACCTCGATCGCTCAGGCGTCCACGGCGATGGGGCTTTCCGCCGCCGAGACCGAGGGCGCGCTGCTGGCCATCTCGCAGATGATCAGCAAGGGCGTGGTGAGCGCAGAGGAGCTGCGCGGCCAGCTCGGCGAGCGGCTGCCTGGCGCGTTCCAGATCGCCGCACGTGCGATGGGCGTCACCACTGCCGAGCTTGGAAAGATGCTCGAGCAGGGCGAAATTCTGGCCGAGGACTTCTTGCCGAGGTTCGGGCGTCAGGTGACCAAGGAGCTCGGGCAGGCATCCAAGGATGCGGCCACCACCGCGGCCCGCGAGCTGGAGCGCCTCAAGAGCGGATGGAACGAGCTGGTCATGGCCATCTCCGACGCGGGCGCGGCGGACGGCATCTCGCGCGTCCTGCGTGGCATCGGCGATGACTTCGCCGCAGTGGCCGAGCGCATCAGGATCGCCAAGCTCGAAGGGGCTGGTTTCCTCGGGCAAGCGTGGGCCGCCATCAGCAGCACGGACGTCAGGACCGCGGACCAGCGCCTCGGCGACGCAGACCGCACGCTGGCCGATCCGAACGCCGGCTTCTACCAGCGCTGGCAGGCCGGCAACGCCCGCGACCGCGCGGCTTCGCAGCTGGGCACGCTGGGCATGGCCGGCGGCTACACAGACGAGACGGCCCGCGGTTCGGCTGCCGCCGCGGTCAAGGCCTACACCGCCCAGAAGACCGCCGCCGACGCTGCGGCGAAGGCCGTGGACGGCTACGCCTCCGCCACCGCACGGTTGTCCGACGCGCAGCGCAAGGCCGCTGACATCGCCAAGGAGAATGCCGAGTTCCAGAAGGCGGTTGCCGGGCTGAGCCGCGACAGCGCCGAGTACGCGCGGGCGGAGGCAGCGCACAAGACCGCGCTGACCAACATCGAGGAGCGATACACCAAGAGCAAGGGCGCGGGCACCGCCGCGTCCAAGGCGCGCCGCGACGCACTCGAAAACGAGCGCGAGAAGCAAGACGGGCTGAACGAGACGATCAAACTCGCCCTTGATCTCGACGAGAAGCGCCAGAAGGCGGCGGAGATCGAAGCCGACCTCGCGATGACGCGGCTGGAGCGCTACGAGGAAGCCGAGGCTGCGGCCGCCAAGCAGATCCAGTCTGCCGATGACATGCTCGCCGCCATCGAGCGCGAGACGGCCCTGATGGGCGCGTCCAACCTCGAGCGCGAGACCACGCTCGCGCTGCTCGAGCTCGAGAAGACCCTTGTTGGCGACACCGCTGGCGAGTACGAGCGCTACGCCGAAAAGGTCCGTGACGCGGTTGCCAACCGCGAGATTCGCCGCGCAGCCATCGAGAGCGCCGAGGAGCTGAGGCGCGCAGGCGACCGCGCCGCCGACCAGGTCGGCCAGGCCTTCGCGCAGTCGATCATGGATGGCGGGAAGTCCGCTGCGGACCAGCTCAAGCGGCTGTTCGCCAATCTGGTGCTGACGCCTGCGGTCAACGCCGTCGTCAACCCGATCGCGCAGGGCGTCACCAGTGCGTTCAGTGGCGGTGGATCAGGGGTTTCCTCCGGGCTGAGTCTGGCGAGTTCGCTGGGCTCCCTCGGCTCGCTCGGCAGTTTCGCCGCTACCGGCTTCCTGAACACCATCGGCGGCACCGGCATGATGAGCGGCCTGTCCGCGGCCGGCTCGCTCATGTCCGGCGGCTCGATCGCTGGCGGCCTCGGCATGGGCCTGGGTGCCGTCGCCCCCTACGCGATGGCAGCCTACGCCCTTTACTCCCTGCTCTCCTCCGGTGGCGAGAAGCGCGCAGGCAGCACCTACGGCTATTCGGCCAGCGACCTCCAGTACGGACAGGGGCTGAAGGGCATCTGGTCCGACGACGTGGCCGGGATGATCGGCGCTGGCTCGACCAGGTTCATCGGCGGCCCGTCCGGCGGCGACATCGGCGGCGAGACCATCCGCGCGAGCGTGGCGGCGACCGTCGAGGGCATCAACGGCCTGTTCGACCGCCTCGGGTCTACGGACAAGATCGACCAGTTCTGGGGCAAGTTGGAGCAGTCCGAGAAGGGCCGGGGCGGCGTCTTCTCGGGCGGCACGCTGGCCTCCGGCGCGAGCTTCGGCGAATCGTCCTGGGAGAGCGGGACCAGCCGCACGCTGACCGCCGAAGAGGCGATCCAGGCCTTCGCGCTCGATCTCCAGCAGGCGACCATCCAGGCCCTGCAGAGCGCAGCCGACATCCCCTCCGCCGTGGCCGATGCGCTGGCCGGCGTGGACGCCGAGTCGCTCACGCAGGAGCAGGTGGGCGCGCTGCTGCAGTCCGTCGAGTCGATCGTCAGCGTGACCGCTGCCATGGCCGCGCTCGGCGTGCAGGCCGATGCCGTGACTACTGCGATGCTCGCCGCTGCGGGCGGCGCAGACACGCTGTCCAGCGCTGCAGCGAGCTACTACCAGGGCTACTACAGCGAGTCCGAGCGGGTAGGCGCGCTCTCCGAGCAGCTTGCCGGCCAGATCGGCGCGCTGGGCCTGGAGATGCCTGGCACTAGAGACGAGTTCCGGGCGCTGGTCGAATCGCTGGACCTCACGACCGCGCAGGGCCAGTCGGCTTACGGAACGCTGCTCACGCTCTCGGACGCGTTCGGCGTCGTGGCCGATTCTGCTGCGGCTGCGGCAGACGAGAGTCTGCGCGCGGCGCAGGAATCGGCGCGCGCGGCACTCGACGCGCAAAGTGCGGCGACCGAGGCCGAAATTGCAGCGATGGTCCGGGCCTTCGGCGACTTGGAGGGCGCGATGATCGCGCTCGATGCGCCGGCCGAGAATCTCGTCGAGCAGTGGCAGTCCGCATCGCAACAGCTCGCCGACATGACGCGCGAGCTGGATCGCATCCTGGGCACAGGAGAAGCCGGCCCGTTCGATGCGCTCGCGCAGACGGTGGCGTCTCTGGCGAGCGCCAGCCGTGGCATCGAGGCCATCGACCAAATGCGGTTTGGTGTGGCGACCTCGGCCGCCTCCGATCAGAGCGTCGAGCTGATGGCACAGCGCGAGCGCGAGCTGTTCGCCGAGCTGCGCACCGCCGCCGACCCTGCCGCGGTCGCGCAGGAGCTTGCGCAGGTTGCGCTGGCACGGATCAAGATGGCCGGAGACCTGTCTGGCCAGGCGCTCGCAGACGAGTATCGGGAGCAGTACGAGTCGGCGCGGGCGGTGCTAGATCTGCAGCGTGAGTCCAGGGACGAGCAGATCAGCGCCTTGCGCGAGCAGATCAGCGCAGCGGAGCAGATGCGCAGGATCATCGGCGGCATGCGCGGCGTGATCGACGATCTGCTGGTCGGGGACTTGTCCGCGCTCGGGCCAGAGGGGCGACTGGGCGCCGCGCGGCAGTCCTACGACAGGACGCTTGCGGGGGCCCGCGCTGGCGACGTGTCCGCGATGTCCGAGTATGCGGATGCGCTGCGCACGTACCTCGGGCAGTCGCAGAGCTACTACGGCGGCGCGACCTCCGAGTATGCGTCGGCGTTCGCCACTGCATTGGCCGAGGCAGAGGAGATGGCCGGGGCGCAGGTCAGCGACGTTGAGCTGCTCTCGTCTCAGCTAGAGACGCTCCAGAGCATGGACATCGAGCAGGCCGAGATGCGCCGGACGGTGATCGACACCAGCGCCGAGCAGCTCGCCGCGCTCGACAGTATCGGCGCGGCCCTGCGTGAGCGAGAGTCTGCGCTGCAACGACGGCAAGATGAGCAGGCGTCCGCGGCGCGCCAGCAGGTGGATCTGCTGAGCGCGATGGTCGAAGGCCAGGAGGCGGAAATCCGGCAGCGCGCCGCGGCCATGCAAGCGCTGCAAGAGCAACTCGCCAAGCTGCAGGACCAGATCGGGCGCATCCAGTCGAGCGTCGAGTCTATCGAGGTGGCGGCGTGATCCGGTACGTGGCCGAGGTCGAGGTCATCGTGGGCGGAGTGCCGACGACGCACTATTTCGGCACTACCGGGTTCGCAACCCGCGGCACGGACACGCCTGCGCACACGTACGTCTCCGGTCGGCTGGTCTCGCCTGGATGGATTCAGCGATCGCTGTTTTCCGGATCGCGCGTGACCGGAGCCGTCCGGCCGTCGTATGGGGCGCTGGAGCTCGCCAACGCGGATGGCGGGCTAGATGCATGGATCGACTATGCGGTGTCTGGCGGCCGGGTGACGGTCCGGTACGGGGAGGAAGACG